TTTACTTCCTTCCAAAATTTAATCCAATATTTGTTTTCAATTTCAGATTCTTTAATAAAATTCAATATTTCTTCAACTAAAATCAAAGAAGATTTTTTTGCGTTTATTATTGCGAATTTTTTATTTGCGCAATCTTCTTGTAAATCGTTCCAATTCACATAAGGCAAAAAGTTTTGAAATATTTCTTCTGCTTTGATTTTTGCTTTTGTTGTCATAAATATTCCGAATTAAAATGCTTCAATGTAAAATCTTTTTTGTCAATTACTTTTTTATAAATTTGTTGTTCAATTCCGTTTCTTGAAAATATCCAATAAACGTCGTTTGATTTTCGATCCATTGTTGTCAATCGGTCACGACTTTGCCAATATGACAAAGCGGAAAAATCAATATTGTAATAAACCAAAACGTCTGCATTTTTTAAACTTATACCTTCACGACCGGAAATAATTTGTAAACCTATACATTTATCGGTTGAGTTGAATTCGTTTAAATCCGATGTTAACGATTCGCCAAAAACCGATTTCAATGCGTTCAATTCTTGTTGGAACTTATAAAATATTGCAATCTTTTTTCCTTTGAAATGCGATTGAATAAATACCGCCTTTGAATCGTCAATTACTTTTGCATTTCCACTTTCAAAAATTATTGTTCCACTCGATAACTGGTGAATCTTTTGCATTAACTTGACTTTCGTATCGGCAACAATTTCTTCTTCTTTTCCTATGACAATCAAATCACGTTTCAATTTATTTATTATGTCAATTGTGCTTGGTTTTAAGTCACAAATAAGAACGTTTTCATTTACTTTCGTTTCAAATCCAGCTTCATTTTGGGTAAATTTAATAAAATATTTTGATATACAATCATTTATTTTTAAAAAATTTGCATTTGAGTAATCTTTTACAATAGCATATCCGAAATTTTTTTCAGTTACATTGACAAAATCCTTTGCAAAAGCATAGAAGTTTTTATAATTTTTGAATGGTGAATTGTTTGAAACCCAAAATTGGTGATACAATTGTGAAAAAGATTCAGGCGAAGGCGTACCCGATAAAAAAATCATTGGAAGATTTCCAAAATTTGCTCGAATAAATTTCGCCGACAAATTTGGCTTTGGATAAGTTCCATTTCTATGATGTTCGTCCGAAATAATTAAATCGAATTTTCCTTCGATTTTATGCAAAGATTCGTTATTTATGACAACAAGTTCATAATTATAATTTAATGCGCTGAAATCGTCCAAAATTGATTGAATTGCCTTCTTCTTCGTTATAAATAAAACCCGTTTGAAATCATTTGCAATTGTCAAAGCCGTTGCGGTTTTTCCGGTCCGCACTTCCATTGCAATGTAAACGATTCCGAATTGCTTCAGAATCGTTTTGCCTTTGCTTACAATGTCAATTTGATAATCACGTAAAATCATAAGCAATCAATTGATCTTAATTTCGCCGACGGATATATATTGAAGAAAATATCAACCGCGTTTTTGATGTCTTTTGCTTGAATTGTAATTTCGCGGTCTTGACATTCGTCGTTGCGCTCAATCCAATAGTAAAATATAAATTGTTTCATTTGAATTTTTGTTTTAAAATTTTATAATATAATTGATTAACTGATTCTTTATTGCAACCACGTTTGTAGTAAAAATTCATAACACGTTGGATTCTTTGCAAATTACTCATTGTCATTTTGTTTTATGTTTTTAAGTTGATAATTTATGAACATTGAATTTAATGCAATCGCTTCCAAATGTCCAAACTCGCGGTCTTCGTCTTTGAAATTTCCTTTCATTACTTCAACAACGTGTCGAAACAATGATTGTTTTAATTTGGCAATTTCAATCGGTTTTTGCCAATTATATGGTTGATATTTATTTTTGTTTTCTTCCATTCGTTCCGCTAGTTGCTGAATGAATTCAAAATCAATTTCGTAATTTGTTTTTTTTGATTCTTCCTTGAATCCCAAAACTTCGTCAAAATGTGTCATAATTTAGTTTTTAAAATGGAACTTCTTCGTCCTCAATGTTGTTAGTATTTATTTGAAAATATCTTCCGACATGATCTTTTTCTTTTATTATTTCATAATCGTTAAATTTACAATATTCGTGAATCCATTTCAAGAATGTTTTTGAATTCATAAGTCCGAATGATTTGTATTCGTTTGTAAATTTAGCCATTATTTCGGTATTATAAACGCGAACGTTTTCAGGAAGATTTCCGTCAATGACCCAGTCATAAAAATCCTTATTGGTTGACTGAATTAATCGTTTGATGTCAGCATTAATTGAAACCGATTCAACAAGACCATTCTTTAAAAACTTTTTTAAGTTTGAAATCATATAATTGTCAAACTTAATCCAATCTTCAATTTCCCAAGAATCAAACAATAAACGTCCATATTCCGTCAATGGATTTCTTTTCCCGTTGAAGTATTGGAAGAATTCAATTTCGTGTCTTCTTCGGTCGTGTGATGTTCCACTTCCGTTGATGACATAATTTGTCGTGATTATGATTTTCGGTGAACGCTCAAACGGAATAAATATTTCGTCTTTGTTTTTTCGGTTGATTGCAATTCCTTCCGTAATAATTGAAAATAATTGTTCAAAATCAAAGTTCTTTTTCACGTCGTCAAACGCTAAAATTTGAGTGTCCAACGTGACACGTTGATAAACAAAATCGCCCTTTTTAGAATCGAAGGACTTGCCGTCAATCTTCACAACTTTTTTAAAATTTGACAATGCCGAAATCATTAAACTTTTACCGCTTCCGCCGTTTGGATTGTCGTCAATTTCTTGGTCATTAATTATGATTGCCTTTTGGTCCGTTTTATCTTTAAACGAATGAATCAAATATCCAAGTGTATGTTCCAATGCATTAATTCGTTTTTGGTCGTCTGCCGAAACTTTTGCAACCATACTTTTGAAATCATTGTCAATGTCTTTTGATTCCACGAAATCGCGGTTGATTATTTGGTTTTCCCAAATGTAGCCGTCAACGTCTATAAAATCAATCAAATCAACTTTGTTCTTCGTAATTTTTACAATACCATTTTGAAACGGAATAAATGCTTCGTTTCTTGAATCTTTTATCATTTTTAAATCAATTGATTCTAGCATTGTCAAATAATAATCACTAAATAATTGAGCGGACTTTGAACAAAAATTGAAAACTTCAATTTCGTTTCGTTCCAAAAGAAACTTCAACACAACGTCTTTTATAATGTCAACGCTGGATTGTGTCACCTTGTTTGATTTGATGTGTACAAACGTCGGATTTGTAGCTGATTCGGGATAATATTTCTTAAATCCTTTTCGCTCAAGCCAGTATTTATATTTAAGTGAATCAATTTTAATTGTAACATTTCCTTTTTTATCTTCGAATTTGTTCCAAAAGTCGTCGTCGTCGTTTATTTCTTTTACTTCGTCAATAATTGTTTCGTCGATTTTCAGCAAATTTGCTATGTCTTTTTTTGATATTCCTTTTGACAAATTCGATTTGATTCGTTCTATTTTGTTAACGTCTTCAAAATACTTTGAATTAAATGTGGCACGTTTGTAAGCCGATTTGAAAAGTGTCAACAATTCGTTTTCAGAAAAATCACCAAACACAACGTTTGCATTAACATAATTAAACGCATAGTCTTGGTTAATTCCATATTCACAAAGCGCATTCGCTAAAATGAATAAATTGTTGTTTCGTTCACCAGCTTTGAATCCGAATTTGCTATCCCACCATTTCAATAAACGTCGAATTATTTCGTCTTCGTCGGTCAATGGTAAAATTGGATTTCGTTCAAAAACTGAATGTCCTTCTTCTTCGGTTAATTTTTCCCAAACTTTTGCTTCTTCATTGATATACAATTCGGGATCATAACTTTCGAAACAAACACGACTCAAATTTGAATTTTTAAAATCGAAATAATCCGATTCAATAAATTCGCCAAATGATTTGAAATAACGTTTGTGCATTTCTTTGTCGCATTTAGGAATTCGAATCAATGCTTTTAGTCCGTTACCGCTTGGCGATTCAAAAACTGAAAACACGAATTCGCAATTCATAAGTTTTTGACGTTCTTCGTTTTGTTTTTCAATGGATTCGTATTTGTCAAAATCTAAAATACAAAGTCCCGAATGTTCAATCAATGAATTGTCATTCCTGGCGGAAAATGTTCCATTGAATAGGATTGAAAGCAAAGAATTTTTTAGATTCTTTTTTTCGTCGCAATCATTCATTTTGCGAATTTTTAATATTTTATCTTTTGATGTACCATTTTTGATTCGTGCTAAAACTTTCAGCACGTCAACCTCAAAAGGTACGTCGTCACTTTTATAAAGTGATTTGAAAACGGAAATGTTCATTTTTTAATTGTTTTTATATTAGACGCAAAGACGCAAAATTTTCTAAATTTTCAATCGCTTACAAAAATTTTATTCTTTTTGAAACGCATATAAAGAAGTTGTGACTTTCCGTCACACGTTCACACGCATTCATAATTGAAGTATTGTCGTTTAAATGAACTGATTGTATTTTTGTCAACCAATTATAAAATCGTTCCATTTGTTCAATTTTAGATTTTTGATTTGATTGTGTTGAGGTTTGTAATTTCATTGTCGATTTCGTTTTTTATTGTTTCATTAAAATTGCTCGGTAGTTTTCCCAGTTGATAAAAAATTGCATTGTAAATTGTTTGCGTTTTTTTATTCATTTTTTCAATTGCACGTTTTCGAATGTGTGACGGAATTGATTTGTAGGTTTTAGGATTCATTTTTTTTATAAATTTGATTATTAATTTTGTAGAAATTTTCAAGTTTAAACATAACGTCAGGATTTTCATTTGCAAGTTTAATCAAATTTTCGAAAAAAGGATCAACTTTTAATTGATTTTTAACCTCAACTTTTTGTTTTTCTTCTTCAATTTTCTTTTTTTCTTGTTGCAAAAGAATTAAATCAATTGACATTCCGTTTAATAGCATTAAAACATTTTCGTGTATATCAATTAAATATTCATTTTTGATAATTGGATAAATTTTATATAAATGCAATATCGAACAATGTCCAAGTCCAATTCCTTCGCCAATTTCACGAAGCGTCAATACTTTTTTGTTTTTTAAAATTGTAGCATAAACCGATTTTAATTCCACGATTTCGCGTTTTCTTGACTTGGTATTAATATTTATTCCGGTCAAGTTATAAATGTGTTCAATTACTTCATTTTGTATCATAACGTCATTATTTTTTAAAAATCGGTTTCACCTATACGACCGAAAAGGTTTTGTTATTTAAAATAAATCGGAAATGTCGTTGTCTTCAATTATTTCTTCGTCTTTTACTTCCATTTGTTTTGACAAATATCCGTCAATATAAGATTTTAAAATATTGTATGCTTCGTCCGCCAATTTAGATTGTGAATCATTCAAAGAAGTTGCAAATTTGAATTCAGGAATTGAATATTCAACTTTTCCTTTTTTCATTTCAATTGCGTTTGCAACTTCAATCCATTCGTCGCTCAAACGTGAACGCGTTTTTTGTGTAAAATCGCCCCAAGATTGAACGCTACTTCCTTTGATGTTAACATTTGCAATTGATCCGTCTTCTAGCATTACATAAATTGATTTTGTGTAATGTCCGCCCATTGCAACAATGGTTTCTTTGATTTCTTTGTAGATTCCTTTTACACTTTGATTGCCTTTGAAAAGACGAACGTTCAATTCGTCGTTCCCAATTGATTTGACTTCATTCGAATAAACTCCCGATTGATTTTTGTCATTCCAACCTTTGATTGTATGGAATTCCATAAGTGTCAAAAACTTCATTGGCAATTCCAATTTTACATTTTGTTTTTTTTCTTTGTCGTAATACGCAAAGCATTTGTCGTCTGATTTCCATTCTAAATATAATTTAGTTGGATTTGAACTTGTTGTTTGAAATTCTGATTGTCTGCTCATTTTAATTAAAATTTAATGGTTATTGAATTTTTTCTTGGGGTTGTTCCCACTTTTGGAACTTCGTTCCCGTATGCGTCGAAAATAACGGATTTTTGCGCTATCTTCAAAAGTTCTTCGCGTTCTTTTAGAACCTTTTTCAATTCTCTATAAACTTCGTCTTCTTCAAAGTTAATTGTTTGACCGCCGTTTGTTGGATTGAATTCAACGCCGTTCAATGTTAACTTTTCAGATAACACAATTGATTCACGCAATTGCGCGTCCATTGCATTAATGGTTTCTTTAATCTTTGCGACTTTTGTCCAAAACTCGATTTTGTCAATGTCGCCACTTTCAATGACTGAATTCACGATTTCTTTGCCACGTGAAATGTAGTCTTTTTTTCCAAATTGAACTGGGAACGATTCTTGTTCACGCATAAGTTCAAATAGTTGTTTGCTCATTTTTTAATTGTTTTTAAAAAGATTAATAAAGATAAAATAAATGTTATTGTCATAACATAAAAATTTTCAGTGTGCATTGATATAGTTGCCAATGCTAAAAAAGTGATTGTTGATTTCATATTATTTAGGTGATTCAAAAATATTAATTACTTCTTCAATTGATTTTAAATTTAAAAAAAGCATTAAATCCAAAGTTTGCTTTAATGTTAATTCAATCCAATATTTTTGGGAATTTAAAATTTCAAAAATTACCAAAGGATTTTCAGATTGTTGAATTTTTTCTAAAAATTCAGGTTTGATTCTAGATAATAAAGTTGACATAATATTGTTTTTAAATTGTTATTTTGATTTGGCTAAATTAATACTTATTTTATTAATAAAAAATTTATTATTAAAAAAGTTGCAAAAAAATGCTAATTTATAACCATTCTAAATAAGAGAATTTAAAATATATGTGTTAATCGTGCTATTTGTCCGAATTCTTTATGGTGAATAAATCCTTCAATTGCCTTTGGTGCGTGTTGATAACCATTTCTATGGTGCCATGAATCCGTTCCGCTTGGTGAACGTAAACTTTCAATTGTGCAACCTATGAAATCTTTTGCAATTTTATGGTGAACGTGGTGCGTATATATATACCTATGTTTCACGTTTGACCATTCCTTCGATTCCGAAGCCATTAACAAAGGAAGATTTTCAAGTTTTGCGCCGTCGCCGTGTGTTGATCCAATTAAGTTGTTGTAGTATTTAAAATATTTACGATGTGAAATTGAAATGTCAAACGTAATGTTTTCACAATCTTTGAAATATGATTCAATCACTTGCGCCAAAAAGAATCCATTTGTATAATCGTGATTTGAAGGATTAAAAACGAAGTGAACGTCTGCAATTGAAACCAAAGTTTGCAAAATATCAACATATAGTTGTTTTGCTAAAATGAAATTTTCAAACCACATTCCGTCCGTGTCTTGAGGCGTTCCGCTTGTTGTTGTTCTTTTTGGATTATCAATGTGTAAAATGTCATTTCCGCCAATGAAAACAATTTTATCAATATTAAATCCGGAAGATTTGTCCAATATTCCGCGCACTCCTTCCAAAGTTCGTTGAATTGCAATGCTTGAATTGTATTTTTCGCCAGTTTCCCACTCATTACATAATTTTCCAACGTGAATGTCAGCTGGGGACAATACCAAGCAATGACCTTCGGTTGTATATTCACGTTCTATTTTAGGAAAAGACGGAACAAATTGTTTGATGTCTGCTAACAATGCGCTAGACAACAATTCAAATTCTTGGATTCCCGGCTCAATATAATTTGGATTCTTTACGAACAAAGACGAATTTTTGTCTTTTATCCACAAATGTTTTACGTTTTTGTCGTCAACATTTAAGTTGTCACACGCGTCAACAATTCCAGTTGAATCAATTTTTCTTTTTAAGGCACGTCTTAAAGTGTCTTTTTCAATATTAGATAAAATTAAATTGTGTTTTTTGACAATGTCTTGAAAGTTTTCAATATGATTTTTTGAATAATCAATGTCGTCGAAATAAAGTTTTGAATCCATAAGTTTGTTTTATGGTGCGAAATATACAATAAAATTATATCTTTTTATAATTTTTTGAAGATTTTATTTTTGATGTCTTTGATTTTGCGTGAATTCCCGGTCTTTTCTTCTTTGGTTTTTCAACTTTATTGGTCAAATTCATTTGCTTTGCCATAATTTGTGCGTAAAATTAAACGTTAAATGCGGTTTGTTATTGAATGGAATATTCATTTGTAATGAAAATATTGTCTTTGAAGTACCGAAGTTTAAATTTGTAAACAAAAAAGGCGTATTTACAAAATAAGAAGCACCAACGTTTTGCGAAAATCTAAATTTGTCGATCAACAATTTACGTTGCGATTCAATTATTGTGTTTTGTTCGGTTTGTTTTGATTCCAACAATACAATCAATTCGTTTTGTTTGCTGACTTGGTCTTTACAAACGTCAAATTGAATCAATTCTTTGACAATATTACGTGCGTAATTAATTGGAATTCTTATTATCGTATCGTTTTGACAAAAACATTTCCAATTCGCCAGGTTGAAAATGATTAATAGAATCAACATTTGTTTTTTCATAATTCGGAATTTGTTGTTTTGCTTGTTTAATTTCAAATTGAATTGAATCTATTTTCTTTTCGCTTTGAATTATATCGTTTTTCTGCGATTTCCCGCTACTTCTAAATAAAATCAATAAAAGTATTATTGAAATATATATTGCGTCCCTATAACGTAAAATAAGCGTTAAATTCGTCATTTCTTCTTTTTATTAAACCATTAAGGACAACCCCGTTTGCTTTTGTCCATTTCATAAATTCATTTTTAATCTTTGGATCGTTCGGATTTGCATTGACTAATTTTAGTAATGTTGATTTTTTAAAGTTTGCAACCCCCACATTGTAAGCAAATGAAACCAAAGCGTTAAATTGATTTTGCGTTAAATTAGAAGTCACACTTTGCGACACTGATTTTGCAAATCGGTCCGCAATTTCTTTAAACATTTCAAAAGCACGTTCTTTTGTTATTGGTTTGTCAAGCAATGTCACTTTTGTTCCGTCTTCGTAGTAAGTATTTCCAAATCCAATTGTTGGAACTTTTGCGGGACATAAATAAGGTTTTAAAACCAAACCTTCGTGCTTTGTTATTTGCTTATAACCTTCATTATTCAGTTTCATTTTTATTTTTTTTATTCGCTAACAAATCAAACGTTTTTAAAATAGTGTAAAGAATTGAAATACATAAAAGAATTATCTTTAATGTGTTTTCAATATTTGTGAAACTAATCGCCATTGTAATCGTGTTCAATGCGTAAAGTTTTAAATCATTCATTGACATTTTTCGCCTTCATTAA